TAATTTAGGTAAATTAACAAATGCTGCAATATATTTTTGAAAAGCTTTGTATGTAGCAGTTCTCTTAAACCATCCCTTATAGCTTAACATTCTTGCAGCATCAAACCAGGTTATTTTTTCTTTTTTATTTATTCGCCTTGCTGTTTTAACTGCACGTGCAAAAATTCCTTTTCTAATAGTGGTTTTATCTCTGTAAAATTTAAAACCCATAAAGTCAATAAAGCGACCTCTTCTTTTACCATATTTATCGATATAATCAAACCTATAAATTTGATAATTTGATTTTAATTGGAGGTCCATTTTTTCAAGATATTGCTTTATTGCTTCAAGTTTTTGATGCAATTCTTTTTTATTCCTCCCAAATATTACACAATCATCCATATAACGAACATAACACTTAACTTTTAATTGCTCTTTTATATAGTGGTCAAATGGTTGCAAAAAGAAATTCGCAAACCATTGAGATGGATAGAACCCAATTAATAAACCTCCTTTGTATGTTTTTCCTTGTAATTGGTATTCATTCGTATCTAAAATGTAAAAAATCAATTTTAGCATTTTTTCATCGTGAATAATATTTCTAAATCGATCTTTTAGCATTTCAACATTTACATTTTCATAAAAATGATAAATATCGAATTTAAGAACATATTTAATTTCGGATTTACCTTCTCTTATGAATTTTTCAAGATATCTTTTTCCATAATGAATTCCTCTTTTAGGAATGGAACCACATGAAAATTCGTACATTCCTTTCATCATTATAGGTTTTAATGTTCTTATAACTATATGATGTAACCATTGTTCTGGTTCTTCTCTATCAAATCTTGGTTGAACGACTTTTCTTGGTTTATTTCTATATCCATCTTGCTTTATTATTGCTTGGTGGACAAAAGGAATAAAATCTCCAGCAATCATTCGTTGCCGGAGATGTTCCTTGCACTCAATTCTGTTGTTTAAAATGTCTTGAACGTCTGGCCGATCTTTTTTTCGTTCGGTTGCATCATCCAAGGCTGGTTCCATAATTTCATCACTTATTGCTTTTTCAAAGAGGTGGTTATAACTTTTCATTTCTCTTACTAATGCCTCACGGACTTTCAACGTGCTACTAATCCATGCCTCTTTTTCGGCGCATTTTCTCCATGGGGAGAGGATAACAATCTACAATGTAAGTCTTATTGTATCATTAGTAATAGAGCGCAACGCCATAGTTCCAATTCGAGTTCGACACGGCCCTGTTGACAATGAACGAAAACGGACCAACAAGCAAGCCATCATTCGGATTCGAGCCAAAACGAGCGAAGCCTGTAAATTATTACCCAAATTTTAAATGTGCAACAAAATCAAGTCCAAGAAAAATATATCACAAACATTTAAAAAAATACATGTTATAATTTCCCCACCTCCTGAAAGTACCCATGAAAAAAATTTTTCATGAGCCTAAAGGCTCAATACTATGGGGGAGGGTTCCCCCAAACCCCCTCTAAAGAGGTTTTCTGTAAGAGAGCGCAACGCCAAAGTCCCAATACGAGCCCGACACGGCCCTGTCGACAACGAACGAAAACGGACCAACAAGCAAGCCATCAGTCGGACCCGAGCCAAAACGAGCGAAGCCTACTACAGTAGAATTACTCCACATTCCATCACAATAGTAAGTTGAAGAGGACCCCCCAGAAGTCGCCATTGGAACTAATCCCAAATGAGGAACTAGCTTCATTTCCTTAATATAAAGTTGAGATACAGTGCCAGAGATTGTCACTCCTGAATCTATATATCCGGTACCATCTGCATTGTAATCTTCTACGGTAGAACCATCATCGGTGCCTAGACACATTTTATAAAGAAGTTTTCCATTTTTCTGAATGACACCTTCTGTAAACTTCCAAATTTCTCCCCACCAATCTTCCATCCAGAATACAGTTACCCTTTCATTATCTCCACCACAATAGAATGGACCTTTTTTATCATTTGTTCCTGTTGTAATAATTTGACCGGTATTTGTAGTATCCGTATAACCAGTATATCTTCCTGTGCCGAATACTGATTGTAAATCTAAAGATTTACCCATGAAAATCAACAAATAATTAATCAATCTTCTAAAATTATACTCGTCAGCTCTCCAACCAGCTCCATTTGCTTTCGCATATTCTAGTTGTAAATCACCAGCAACATTTCTGCAACAGTCTTTGCCAGACAATGAACGTATTACATTATCTATCAATGATCCATTATATAATGCTCTATAATAAAATTCCGTATAACTTCCATCTGCACGTTTGTGAGTCCAACAATCATAACTTTCATCAACTTGTTTATTTGCTAGGCATATATGTTTCAAAGAGCCTATTTGTTCCTCCTTAATCCATATTTGACCTACTTCAAGCATAGCATTACCATCGTAAGAAGCATTTTTATTATCAGAGGCTGTGATTCCATCCTCTCTTAATCCTAAATCATTTGGATGTAGATAATAATCACGCACACCATCCCTACGAAGCATACAAGGTTTTATTAATCCCATAAAGAATGTTGATTCCATGGATCCCCATTCAAATTTTTTAGTTGTTGCATTCATGTATGCAGGTGTAAAATCTTTACTTGCACCTACATATTTAACGCAGGTTGATGGGTTACTGTCGTTATCATCAATTGTAAATTCATATATTTTTGTACCAAATTCATTCTGTGAATTTCTACAATAAACATCATGTGTTGAATAAGGAAATGCCTTATAAAAATAACCTTCTCCTTTTTCATCTATCAATGGTTCTTTAGAATATTGCCCCCAAGTCGTTACATCTGCTACTAATTCTCCGTCAGTTTCTGACTTTGGATAACTACCAAATTTTTTACGAATTTGTGTTCCTGCCCAAGTACACAAAGTAAACATATCAATTACTGTATTTTTAGGATCATTCCAAGTTAATTTTCTAATAGCACCATCTTCTGAAATATTTAAATTAGTACATACTGAAGGTGGAATTCCTTGACCTTTAGTTGCGTATTCACGAGATATAACTACTGTTACATTTGAAGAATTTGCAACTTTTACAATAATTGTTGCCTCTTCCTCTACTGAAATACTACTAGTATTTGAAGGAATATAAGATGCTACATCACCTTTATTTCCATACGCATATAAAACTTCCAAGCCTGTTTCTGGATCAATAGCATATAAGCCAATTTCTCTGAACACAAAACCAGTTTCACTTTGAGTTATCAATGCTGTGATGGACAAGGTTTGTTCGTCAATTTTTTCATCATTATATATTCCTAATTCTTGGAGAGGATTAATTAAATCTGTTAAATCTTCAGGGTTAATTATTCCGAGTTCGCCATCTCCTATTTTCACTTTTGTGAACTTTACAGATGCACCTAATTGTGCTTGTGTTAATATTGATTGACCAGATCTTGTTAATCCGGTTTGTATACTTGAATCAGTTGTCATAAATTTTTCCTCTATAAATTTTCTCTACAATCGAATGTTGTTTTTGAACGTATTGAAACTCCAATTCCAACAGTAAATTCTCCAGCACCTTGCAGCAATAAAACTATCGCATCCAGCCATTGAGATTTACGTTTTGTTTTTTCTAATGCACTTAAAAATACTAATAATTTGTCTGTATATGAATTCACATCAGTTGTTTCGATTTTGAAATAGTGAGGCTCAATATTGTCATACATAAAATGCTCTCTTAATTTGGCATTTGAAAAATATGTAGCAAGCACTTCTTCTACTGCTGCAGTAGTTGCTCTGGTCATGAATATTCGATCAGAATTTTTGCAAATACTTCTTTTTGCCTCTAGACTTGCTGTTTTATCATACCAACTTATGTCGCATTCCCATGCCAGCTCATCAAGTTCAGCTTCTGTCATCGAATCAATTCTATCCCAATCACTTAATTTCTTAAGATCTTGCGCTGTAGGTCTAAAGATAGTGTTGATTGACTCACTTAATGCTTTAACACAGCCATCATCTCTCATAAAATCTGGTAAAAGTTTTATAAAATCAAGAGTGTCGAGTTTCACTATTCCTCCTCTACCTCATGGGTTACTTTTAGATTTCCAGAAAACATGGCCAATTCTCCTATACCCTTTGGAGATATTATTTCTTCTCCCAAAAAAGTATATTGTTTTTCAGATGCTTTGCCTATTTCAGAGGTTAAACGAGCATCTTTGTAAACAATTGTATTCACAGGAACATTGCTATTTTTTTCTCCTTCAGTTGAAACATAATAAACATTGTTATCGGCATCTGCTATTGAATACGATTTTACTTCTCCGGTTAATCCTAAATCTGTAAATACAGGCTTAACAATATCTACTCTTTTTGCACCTGCGTTCATAAGAAAGGCTCTTAATTTATCTGGGTTAATATCTCTAGTTATTTTTTCAGATTGCCATTTTATGTATTGATCTATAGCACCATCTTTATTTTCGATTGCTAGTACAGTTTCTGGCTCTGCATCTTCAGTAACATAATATTTAAATTCAATATCATATTCTCTTATTGCTGGTCCATATGCATGTACATCATCATTCATCGGCCTTCTGTTTTTTTGTGAGCAACTTGTGATTACTTTTTTAAGAATTTCTTCAGAAGGTACTTTACTGTTATTCACAATAACTGTAATATCAACTCTTCCAGCAGATTGGTTTGATGATACTTTGACATCTTCAATGTTAGCATCTGCTGATAATGCGAAGTATTCATATGCTTCTTCAGGTCCTGCCGTAGAAAAACCAGCCGGTGCTTTTCTGATTCTTTCTCTATAATTGTTATCTCCGGTGCCGTCATCTCCATCTGGATGTTTTTCACTATATGGATATGGTTCCCCATCATCGCCATTATATGTTGTTTCCAAATTCTCTACACTAGCAATATATGGAACATTGCTTACTTGTGTGTTAATTGATCCAGGTACTTTATTATTGTAAACGGAACCTCCTTTTTGAGCCTTAATAGGAACATCAACATATAATTTTCCTGCTGGTATTACTCCAACCTCTGTTGTTTCATAGATTAGAATTCCGTCTGGAGTAACAGTTGATCCTTTGGGAACAGTTACGTTAATGCTCAATGGTGCAGCAAGCTTGTATCTTTCTGTTGAGATTGAAAAATTCTTTGGCATTCTTTCACAGTCTACACGCTTGCCAAGTTCATCAAGAACTTCGGCTTTTGCGAATCTCAAAAGCCTCATTTTTGCTTTTTCATTCAAATCGGCATATAAAGTACACATTAAAATAATCATTGCATTTGCAAAAATTCTTCTTTCATCAGCAGAATGCAATTCTTCAGATACATATTTTTTTATATTTTCATTTACAATACTTTCAATAGTTGCATCATCAATTGTTGCAAATAATTCAGCATTTTCCATCATAAATTAAATCTCCACTATAGTAATTTCTGGAATAATCTTCAAATTATGGTCTTTGGTTTCCACAGCATCGATGCTTAATATTTGAACTCTTTTCTCGTAAGTTTCAATTTGTTCTTCAGCATCAGCTAAAGCTAAAGGCTTTACCTCTTCCATTGGTTTGTCATATAAATCTCCATTCAATCCCATACCTCTTAAATATGGAGCTTGACCACGAGTGATATTTAAAATATTTTGTACGCAAACTTGTGGATCTCCATTTCCTATACTTTTCATTATTTTATTCCTTTTGCTTTTGTATTTTGTTCAAGTTTTTTTGCATCAATAGCTAATGTCGCTTTATTTTTTGTAACTTTTTTCTTTTGTTCGGTTTTCTTTTCCTTTTCTTCTTCAGGTTCACCAAAAGTCAAAGTTAAATTCATTGATAGAATTACCCCAGAAGGTGCATAGACTATATTTGAAGGTTTGACCGCCATTAGCATTGTCTTTAATGGTCCAAATCTTTTACCACCTAATATGAAAGTATCTTTTATACCAATAAGAGAACAGGCTTTTTGATGTTCTTTTTCTGGATATACTCCACAAGATCTATCTAATGAATAACTTATTGTTAGAGAGTCTTTTTTAAACCCTTTTACAACAGTTTTATCATTTCCATCGGCACCTTTTTTGGATTCGGTTTTTACACCAAAAGAAAGGCTAATAGAATTGATTGTCATTATTTTTGTATCAGATATCTCCCACTTTATTTGATTGAATTGTGCTTGAATTGTCATATAAACCTCTAATTAGGTGGGGTTGTAGTTCCACCTTGACTATCTGTGTGAGCATGTTCATTGGTTGATCCATAAGCAGCACTTACAAAATCGGCAGCAGAAACATTGCCACTAGTTTTGGTATCTCCATTCTGAGTTATATTCCCATCAATAATTAAATTATAAGGAATATGGTCTTGAAAATTTCCATCAAAACGGCCTAATATATAGCCTGTTTTATCCTCAAATAACACATACACAACCTCTGTTTCTGGGGCTAGATTCCCCATCGTTCCTCTTAAATACCATGGAATTACGAGAGGTCGTGTCACAGCGCCACCAATCAATGAAACAACTTTAGCTGTAGTTGCATGATTATTAGCATCAATAGGTTCAGATTCTATTGATGAAATTTTACCTTTTAATATTTCTGCCATATAATCCTCTATGCTAAAAATCTAAAATAATGGTTTGTTTTTTTCTTTACATAATCATGCCGGACTTTCGTATAAAAAACATTTCCATTATTAGAAGTTGCTCCTGGTGTATTTAATGCAACTAAACTTGCAGCGGATAAATCTCTCATTATGTCAGTCTGGAAACTGCCTGTTTTTAATGAGCGATTCATTTTTGCAAGAATATTTTTTGCATACAAATTGCCTTCCGTTTCATTATCAATGTAACCTTTGAGAATTTTTCTAAACACATTCTCGTTTTTGTTTTCAGCTGAAGCATATCCAGCCATACTTCCATTATCAATTTCACAAGCTCCATATGCGTTGATAGAATTATCATCATATTTATAATTTGTATCATCTTTTATGGTTACTGTTTTAACAGGTGTGCTTTTTTCGATCGCTTCCGGAGAATACAAAACGAGTTTTCCATCATAAACTACAAAAGAACAGCCTTCCAATTCACATTTTTCTGCTAAAAATTTTAAATCAGAAATGTTTTCTTGTTCTATAAACGGAATTGTTCTGTTTTCTACATCATGGCTTTCAAGAGAGAGCCCATTTCTACCTGCAATTTCTGTAATTACTTGTAAAAATTTAACATTGCTCCAAGATTTATTGTTTTCTTTTATAACTTTTCGCATTTTATCAGGGATACTTGTACCTGTTAGATTCATATATCCATTTTCTGGTAGAACGGATTGAATATACATTTTTCCTGTTTTTGCGATTCCGTCAATTACTTTTATAGTATCAGTGTTATTTGGATTCCAACCATCCCATAAATGATTATTATCTGCGAATTTTATTTTTATTTCATCTGGTTTATCTTCAGAGTTCATTTCATGCTCACATTCAATAACAGTGATGTCTTTTGTTATGTCAATGTCATTATATAAAACTTTAAGGCTTCCACCAGTTCCTGATCCAACTCTTATTTCGACAAAAGAAAGACTTATTTCGCAACTAACAATTTGACCATTTGGTGTAATGCTAAAATTCGAAGTTTGTGCATCTGTCAATAAAAATAATGTTGAAAATAATCTTTTTTCATTGATCTGAAGAGGTGCAATTACTCCAAGCATTGATCTTACAGTTTCTAATTCTTTAAGAATATTAACTCCTGCACTCGAAATAGCCTTATAAGAAAGTGAGAGATTTCTCAGTTCACTTCCATTTCCGGTTTGTTTGTTGGAATTACCATCTTTTGTTGTTTTTAATGACAATTGACTATCCCAATTTTCAAACATTTTCAAATATTTTGGAGAAATATCCCATTCTAGCTTATAAAATTTTGCTAACATTTATCTCCTCCAAGGCGCCAATGACTCAACAGATTCTACTGCTGTAA